AAAAAAATCTAGGAGTATATTGCCATGTCCGAGTCTATGAAGAACGCACTTGAGTGGGGTTTTAAGGTGTTATCTGTTTTCCTGATACCTGTAATCATTTATTTGTTCAACATGAGTACTAGTTTGAAGTTAATGGAGCAGAAATCGGAGTCTCAAGCGAGAGTTGTGGAGAAGTTAGATAGTAAGATTGAGCGTATTGAGAAGGATTTGAATCAAGTCCAACTTAACAGCCAAGAGTTGAGGCAGATGAGGGCTGACTTAAATCAACAAAACGCTATGATGCGAGAGATTTATCAATGGGTTTTACGCCAGCAGGGTAAGAATCCATGAAGAAGTTAGTTTTATTAGTAATGGTGGTTTTTTTTAGTTTTTTTTTAGTGAGTGGTCTAAGTATAGAGGGCAGTAGTTCAAAAGAAAGTGTTGACAAGGTGTTTGAAACAGATAAAGGGGTGGTACAAATAGAAAGTGTAGCAGTAGAGCAAGCTAATATAATTTCAGATATGAGATGTGAAGTAGATGATCTACTTCACATGACTTGCCAAATCACCCGTATGCTTAAAAGCACAGGAGACAAAGATGTCAGAAGAGAATGTAAACCAAGAGCCAGCAATCACCAACCAACCTGTAGAAGTGGGGTCACTCACAGAGGAGGAGATGTCTACCATCTCACAACTACGACAGAACGCTAATCAGTTATTGAATCAGCTTGGTCAGTTAGAGCTTCGTAAGACTCGTATTGCATTTCAGATAGAGCGTAATGAAGCACAGGCACAGGAGGTAGTCTCTGGAGCAAGAGATCGTCTTGGTATTTCAGAAGGTTCACCTTGGCAGATTCAAGAGGATGGAACAGTGGTAGCGATCCTCAATGAAGAAGCAGATGCTGACGAGGGTTAAGTCTCCGACCATCTAAAGAAGCGATCATCTTCTTTATGTGTGATCCCTTTACGCTTCACTTTACCAGCTTTCTTTCCACGCACATAGCGTTCAAAAGAGGTAAAGTGTTTACGCTCTAAGTCCGAGAGATCATCAACGGTGATTTCTTCTTCGACCAAGAGCCAAAACCTGCTACTGGCTTTAGCTACCCAGAAGGCATCTGCTTGGTGATTATTCCATCTCTTAGCCCCTTGACCATCGGTAGCTTGTTTAGCCGCATCTACCATATCACCTTTACCCATCTTCCAACCTTTGGGTCTATTGAGGAAAGCGGCCGCATGGGCTTTTACTTGATTAGGGGACAAATAAACCGTATCGCATTTCTCAAGCATGAGTGCTTCATTGCTATATAGGAATAGACCATACATCCCCTCTGAGAAAAGGTCATTAAATATGGGGGACTCTATACCTACCCTTAAAGTCTCCTCTGGGTGGTCTGCTCTGACTTGTTGTACGATTTCTCTTAGACCTTCTCGCAGGGTGATGTAGCGTTCAACGAACATGGTTTTGGCATCGGTTTTCATTGTGCCTTTATCCAAGAAGTGTCCGTCATCACGAATGAGAGTCCAACCGAAGTTTCTGAGTGAGGGGTCGAGTCCTAAAATCATTTGTAGTTCCTTTATAATCATCTTTAGATATCGTTATATGATACCCCTTTAAAGGAGAGAACCCACCATGAGACATGATAACAGTTATCGTAGAGCAAGACGCTCTTATCGGCAAGCATCAATGAATCGTCAAGCTACAATGGAGCGTATCGCAGGACTTGAGCTTAAAGTTGCGGCTATGGAATATCAAGCAGGAATGACAGACTCATTAAAAGGTCTTTTCCTCAAGTATGTCGCAGAACCACTTGATAAGTATCGCAGGCATCTTAACCTTTTCTCTATGCCTGTTGATGATCTCATGGATGATGTTATCGAAGCAATCGCTCCAGAATATGCAGAAGCTCTGATGGAATCTGAAGTAGACGCTGACTTTGAGGAATTTGAAACAGGTGCTAAACTTAGGCAAAGCGAGAGAGAACATGGTCAATCTTGGTTCTCTCCGAGAGGCAAGTCACCAGAGTTTTACGAGGGTTATACTTGGGGTGACACCAATGATGGCCCAATACCTAACGAAGTAAAAAAGCGTATCATTCAAGAAGCGGCACAAGAGCATGACAAAAAGGTTGTTGAGAGAGCATTAAAGAAAGCTCTTAATGTCATCAACCCTATTGAGATCATCAAACACGCTTACCATATCGTCAAGTCAAAGGGTTGGGATCCACACGCAGATGAGATTTGGTATAAAAAATGGTCTAAGCGTTTCTTTAAGGTTGTCCTACTAGCAATCGCAATGGCTATTGTAGAAACACTCGAACATTATGTTCTTCCTGCAACAATGGTAAGCATAACTGGGAACCCTGCATGGTGGGGTCTTGCTTCTATACCTCTCCTAGAGATCATTATGCCTATCGTTCTTGCGTACTTCAAGAAGTCTAAAGTAGATGAACCTGGACACCTTGATTGGTATGAAGAGAACTATGGTGAAATTGAGGAATCTCTTGAAGACGAAAATGCTTTTAGAGGTCGTAGAGCTTACGACTTTTAATAGTTCTTTTATATCTTCTCATAAGTGATCTCTTTAACCTTAAACAAAATGGAGAACCCTTATGAGAAGATCAGCTAGTGAAATTATTAATGACCTTGAGAGTCGTATCGCACGACTTGAGAAGTCAGCGAGTATAACCGATCTGATGGATAACTTTTCGTTTGATGAGAGTGACTCACCTAGAGAAATAGCTATTAAACTTCAAAATGAACTTGGAGAGCTTTTTCAAAATGTGAGCTGGAACATAACCGAAGCGAATGCAGACTCGGATGAAGTTGAGTTTAAGGGACAGATCAGTGGCATCATACCCGCTGAAATGATCCCAACCCCTTTCTCAGCAGAGTCCATCCTCCTAAAACTTCAAGATGTATTTGGTGAGAACACTGTAGATGTTATCGAATCTTTCGATTCTTATGCAATGATTCTTGTAGACAACGAGGTCGCTAAATTTATTTTTATCACCCTATCTTTTTATGCGGGTAAATGGACTCTTAGTATTGAGGACGAAGGTGACAGTGGTGAGATCCCTGATAGTTTCTGGGACTTTGCCAAGAGCGTTGGGTTTGAAGTCAAATCTACAGGGAGTGTTTCTGAAGATGTTGACTTACTCACTCGAAAACTCAATAAACTCCTTAAAGAGTTCAAAAGGTTCCGAGGGTGACTACAATTCGTCTGTACTAAAACCTAATCCTTGTCTAAGACACAGATTCCTCGACTCACATTGTGGATGACGGGGAAGCATTTCCCTCCTGCTACAATGACAGTTCCCAACATAGAGGGGTCTTTAGGGTGAACCACATTATCAGTGGTAATCACCTCATCTATACCTAGCTCATTCAACCTTTGTTCAGCATCGGTGAATGAGCCTTGTTTTATGCCCCACAGCTCTTTTTCACTACGATCTAGTGCAATCCCTAGCATAGCTTCTATAACTTCCTTTACAGAGGCTTCTATGCCCCATGTAAGTACAGACTCTCTATTAGATGGTTTCTCTACCCATTTAAGTAAGGTTTCACCTTTAGGGTCACCTACGAGTAAGGGCATACACTTAGGAGGTACATCTACTTCTAAGAATAAGGGTGTTTTGTCCTTCACTTTTAGTTCTACTATTTCAATCATTTCCATCCTCAGTTTCATCGGTGCTCTCTGCAAGTACCCATAACAGTGCGGCTACATCGGGATACTTACTAGCTATATTACCCATGTCTCCTTCATTGATGAGATTATCAAACCCTAACTCGAAATCTTCTTTGATTTCTTGTTCTGTTTTTTCTGATTTAAAAAAAGGACAGGTGTTTGGAACAGAGGGATCACATATCACCCCGTCCCACTCTTTAGGTTTATCTGCATCTAGTAGGCAGACATAAAAAAGGGGATCGTTAGCGTTGCCTTTGACTTGACCAGAGTGAGTGCAGTTACAAGGCTTCTTCGACATACCGTTGCGTATGGCTTTCTTAAGCAGTCGATGTTTAACTTGCTTGAGTTTATGTCTTATAGATCCTTGTTTTTTCATTACTTGATTCTCTTTAAGGTAGCACCATTTTTACTAGGGGATATTTTATATCCTATATCACAGTTATCAGCTATGGTTGCGTCATGTGTGATACACAATATATCCATATCCAATCGTTGACACAGGATTTTTAGAAACTCGACTAAGATCTCTACTCGATTTTCATCCACAGCAGGAAATGTCTCATCAAGAATAAGTATTGGTCTAAGATTTCTTTTAAGGATAAGAGAGATTCTTAACAACAGGCTTTGGATAGTGGTCACTGCTCCGCCAAACGCATCTAAACCAGCCCCTACTATCTCAAGCCCATCTTGACCCTTAAAGGTAGTCTTGAGGTTAACAGCTACCTTCCCTCGCACCTTTGAGATCTCGGCTGTTAGCCCTACCTCTTGTTCGGGGAATATCGCCTTTAACCCCTCTTCCAAGAGGGATATATAGGTCGAGACACCACGCTCTACTTCATCTTGAGCGAGAGTGTCGAGAATGACTCCTGCTTCTGTCTTTTTATCCTTATCAAGCTCAAGGAAAGCGATCTCATTTTCAAGATCGTCTATGCGTTTCTCACACGATTCTTTGAGAGCCTTTAATCGGTAAAATCGAGAAGCAAGATCATTCATCACATTAAAGCATCCAACCTATAATAGAAACAGTCTGTACACCAGAGTCTTGGTCTGACTTAAAGAGCATATAACCTTTATTGCCCTCTTGAGAACATCCAAAGACGATGTTATCATTATATATTTCCACTGCTTTTTTGACCGAAAGATAGTTAAAATCGAAAGTGGCGATGTCATCACCTTTACCTTTTTCTTTAAGGCGAGTAGCATACATCAAGTGAGAGAGGTCTGTGATCTCTTCTAGTGGCTTCTCAGCGTCCTCAAAAAGAGGCACTTCAAGATTGTACGAAATAGTCTTACTATTAGACGACTTCATCTCAAGACTTGGAGGTAATAAAGCCTCATCTTCTGGGTCTTTAAAAGAAACCTTAAAGTTAGTCTTATCAGCAAAGGCTGATAAGAAGGTAAGACCATTCATAAAGTTTTCCTTAGACAACATCCAAACCCTACGAGGAGTCCAGTTAAAGGCATCAGCATATTGCTGTGTGATGGGAGGGTAAGTATATGGCAAGTCCATCACAGCAAATAAAGCACTGTCCTCAGCCTTAAAGAAGGTAGCTTGTCCTCCACTAAGAACCTCAATCATACCTCCATCATACGCCTTGAGGAACTTCATCAATGGTGTAATGTCCTTATAGTGAACCTTCACATTCATTCCTTGAAGATCATCATGTCGAGACATATTAAGCATGAATCCATCACAGGCAATGGCTTTTCCGTCTTCAATCAAGATCATAGCAAGCTCTGGTCTACGACTATCATCTTGTGATACATACTGTCTATTGGTATTGAGCGTATCATATAGAATGGAAGCAGAAATCTCTCCTACTTTAGTTGCTTGACCGAACTTTTCAACCCAAGGGGGAAAGGACTCTGGGTCGAGCGAGATTGTAGTTGCTTCTCCCTCACTACCTTTTAACGAAACTTCTTTATCCTCCTCATTATACTCAATCTCTACAACACCTGTCATAACATTAGTTGCTGAGATTAAACGCTTCCCCTCAATAGAAAAAGAACCTCCGTCTTGAACAGTAGCACCGATGACAGGGATCTTTGAAAACTGACGAGGGGGAGAACAAGCCATAACGCTCACTCCAGCATTCTCAATGGTGAAGATAAAGTGTGAGGTGATGTCTTGGTTTGCACCCAATGTGTTTTGGGCGATTGAGAGAGTTTCCTTTAAATCTTGTGCTGATACTGTGATTTTCATATACCGTCTACTCGACTTTCAATGCGTGTGATGACTTGCTCTGCATCCAACAGAGCTTCATTAAGTTTAGTGATTGCCTCTTGCCTTTCAGCTTTAAGGCGATTTATTTCTTCTTCAAGAGTGTCGGGGTTAATACCCCTTTCGACTAACCTCTTATCAAGCTCTAAAAGACTTGACTTAGCGACTTCTAGTTTACCTAGCAAACGCTCCCTTCGTCTTTCAATGTCGATTTTTTTATTAACCAGTTGTTCAAGATCCATTTGAACTCTCCTTTGAGTGGTGTGTTTGTGATACCTCTTTTATATGATTCATTTCATATCAAGGTTGATAACCCCACCACCTTGTTCCGTTGGGTCGGGTGTTTTTGTTTTACCCATACCACGCTTCGCCGCATTACGCTTCTTCTGTGCTTGTCTAGGTTCACAAATGTTCTCGAACTTACACCAAGTACAATGCTTCGGAATAGGGTTAGGCTCAAAGACACCTCTATGGATAGCACGATTAGTCTCTATCGCTTCTTTCCCTAATCTTCTTATATCATCTTCGGTGATCTTCACTTCCACGAACCCAGTCCATTCTGCGTCTTTATCTGCAAAGTGTTTTTCAGGGGGGTTTGATCTAGGATACCTAAAATAAAAGAACCCTAACCTGTCGGGTACTTTCCCATACTGTAATCTAAAACAGAGAGCATACCATCTTAACTGATCTTCATCCTCATATTTCATCGGAGTGGAAGCGTTCTTCCCGTCAAGAAGATGAACTTTGCCTTCTTTATCTCTATATACGAGGTCGGCAATACCACAGACATTAAAGTATTTGTTCATCGCAGGGGTCATACGCAACTCGGACTTAGCGTAAGGACCGAGAAATCTATGCTCTTTCAAAATCTCAAGAAAGTTCTGAGCACCTCTTTGGCAGATGTCCATCGCTTCTTCTCTAGTCATATATGACCAGATTACATAATGGCGTTGCTCTGCTTTGGTAAACGCTTGGTCTACAATGTCCTTAATCTTTGTCTGTATCGTTTTAGGATCTCGATACAGTTCATGATCGTAGACTTCTTCAACCACAGTGGATAACACAGTACCCATAAGTTGATGGTGTTCAGAGTCCTTTGACTCATCGGGTAAGGGTTTTCTTTTACCTTTCCCTGCTCCAAGATCGTGATCTGGATGCCCTTTATGCCATAGGTATTGTTGAGGGCAAGCTCTCATCATTTTTAAGTGCGACCAGTATATGTTTCTCATGGGATCGTCCAATACTTCGGTGTTCGGTTCACCCATATTGTACCTCCTTAATGCTTAAAGTTGACGACCCCTCTACTTATATGTTTGTAGACTTTTTATAACCCCCCAATAAATAGACACTGAGCATTAAGGATAAAAAATGTTAGATAGAATAGTACAACAACATATGGTTAGAATTGCTTGTCAAGTCGCCTACGATCAAAGTCCGAACTTGAAGAGGGCAACCTCTTCGGATCTTTCCATTGAAGCAATACAAGTTATTGCTAAACACTTAACTGCGAACAGTCGCCAAGACTTCACTCAAAGAAAAGCATTTATGAAGATAGTGAAGAAGGTGAAGAAACTGATTACTTTGTTTAAGAAAGCACCTCAAGCATGGCAAAAGTTTAAATCTATGTTAGGGGTCACAGCCACAAATGTGTTTTCCATGATTAAACAAATCGACAAAAAGCTAGGTGACCTTCTTGAAGAGGGTAAGAAAAAGCTCAGTAGTTTATCCACAAAGATATTAAAAGAGCTACCTTTGCTTCGTCTTCTTGGAGAGGTGTTAGAAGAACAGAACCGATGGGAAGATTTAATAAACAAGTATAAGAGTTATGTTCCAGACTCTGTAAAGTCTGCACTAGCAAAAATAGAACAAGGTACAACCAAACTAGGTGAGTTCCTTGATGGTGTTCTTGGAACTTCAAGAACCCTTAAAGCTCTTTCTGCACCCATCAAGATTTATCTCTTTTTCCAAATCTGGGATTGGTTTGCAGACTTTGATTTTAAAGCTGTCGTAGCAGGGCTTTTAGGTACAATTTCATTTAGCAACTTAGTGGCTATGTTGCCAGGAGAAGGTATCGAGATTATCTTAGAGCTAATCCTACCTCCCCCTGCCAATGGAGCTTTAGTTAAACTTATCGCTTCAGTAGGGATTTCATCCGTTTTCGCTGTAATTTTAGTACTAGAGGTGAAATACCTAATGAAGATCAATAAAGTCAAAACTACTTCTGGACTTTTAACTGTACTCGAAGCGAACGGTTAAGGCTACTTAAAGAGATCGTCAAGTTCGTCCATAGCTTTTTGACCATCCTCACCGAGATTGCTAGATACCTCTTCCTTCATTTCGGGTTCTTCTTCGTTTTTCTTAGAGGTGAGGTAACCACGAACTTGATTGAACATGGAATCTAGCCAACTATCGGGAAGCAACTTTCGGAAGCCATCAAGACCTTGACCCTTATGTTCACTACCTGTGGTTGGATCAGCCCATGTATACCAAGCACCACCCTTCTTAACGACTCCAACAGAAATCGCAAGGTCTAACACTGTACGCTCATTGTCTACACCGATCCCATTCATAAGGTAAAACTGACACTCGTGTTTGTAAGCGTCAGAAACTTTACATTTATCGAGTGTAGCACGAACGATATTTCCTTTAACAGTTTCGATCATCTTGTTCTGTAGACCATCCCATTCTTTACCACGATCTTTGCCGACCACACGAAGCATAATCTGTAGAGATGAATAATACTTCCACGCTTGACCACCTTGTGGTTTTCTCTGAGGTCCAGATCCAAATCCACCCATACCACCAATCGCTTCTCGCAACTGAGAGATACCGATAACGCCTGTATTAGCATCTGCGATAACACGCTTGAACAGGGGTAGGAATTGCGACCATTGACGAGCCAAAAGACCAACTGCGGCTTGTTCTCCTGCTTCTTTAGCAAACATCTTTTCGGGAACGCCTGCACCTACAGAGTCAACCACGATAAGATCTACACCTGCCGATGCGAACTTAACCATGAGTTTGAACCCTTGCTCCAAAGTTTCTGGTTGGAGAAGCATGAACTTAGACTTATCTGTAACAGGAACACCGAGCATTTGAGCGTATCTAGGTTCAACCTCATTCTCCCAGTCAATATAGACACAAGTCCCTCCTTCGTCATTACATACGGAGGCCGCTGTCTGTAAAGCAATCGTGGTTTTACCTGCACCAGCCAAACCATAAACATTTGTTATACGACCTCTTGGAATACCAGGACAAGGACGAACACCTTGAGCATTTTCTTTGCCCCCAATGAGGTAGTCAAGGGCGACAGATCCTGTACTGATGTGGGGCATAGAATTAGAGAGAGAATCAAGATCAAGCTCTACAAGAGCCGAGTCTTTCATGCCCTTTTCAGCATCGTTGAGGACACTTGCGAGATCAACCCCTTTTAGGGCAGACTTCACTTTTGAAGATTTAGATGCTTTAGATTTGGCTTTAGCCATAAACGCACTCCTTAAGAATGAGGTTAGTAGGACGACTTAATCCCTTATATGATGATCTCCTCATTTATAGTCTATTTATAATTTATTTTATATGTGAGAGGAGATCATCACATGATTTATAACACTAACGCACATATTGGGGATACAATCCCCTGTCAGATTTCTTGGGTTGGATTTGATCTCAAACCACTCAACATACAGAATGTAGAGACAACCCTTTTTCACTATGTGGAGGATGTGCGAACAATCTTAGATGGGCCAAACGCTATGGTAGCCACAGATCAAGCTCACCGTTTCGTTTATCGCTTCACCATACCTGATAGTGTTTTAGGACAAACTATCTTTGTCGAGTTTAAAGCAGAGATGGTCGCTGACAACGCTCTTGTTTACGGAGAGCAAACCATATCTGTTTCCTCAAGAGACACTTTTATTGAGGTAGTATAGTTATGTCAGTGATCTTTGTACAAAGAACCCAAATGGGTCCAAATGATTTAAGAGTAGAAATCTTCGGCAATCAAGGCAATGGCTTTGATCCTTACTTAATCTATTATTCGTTCTATGGTACAGATGAAGTTAGAGGTGAGTGGCGAGTGGGTGTTGAAAAAAGATACCCTGTAAAAGAAGAGACAGGCAAATACTATGTAGGGGAAATGTTATCTGCGGGATTTATTCCAGGATCTTACTTTGTCCAATGGGTTATCAAACGCACTGACTCCTCGCCTCTTGAAGTCATTAAAAAGCAAGAGTTTGCCTTTATAGGATATTAATTATGAAAAACACACGATACCTCTTATGTATATTTGGATTATTAGTTTCTTGTGAAGATATTCCAAATGAAGATAGAACCCTTTGTGAAAAGGCAGAAAACCATATTTATCAGTGTGTTGAATATATCCCTGCTTTTACTTGTAATGATGAATTAGCAGATAAGATATTAAACACACCTTGTGAGAACATAAAAAGTCTCTGGAGATAAACCCATGCCCTTTGATCATGATATTACTATGAAAGAACGATACTTAGCTATCGTTCTCTTAGATTTGATAGGGTCTACTGCTTTCGTTCAAAGGGTGGGAGCTAAGGTGGCGGCTCAGTGGTTTCAAATCCATGATCGTATGGCTAGAAATCTTGTTTATCGGCATGAAGGCAGAGAGATAGATCGTTCTGATGGTTTTCTATTGTCTTTTGACCGACCTGTAGATGCAGTTAACTTTGCTCTCGCTTATCAAAAAACAATCCCACCAAAAATAAAGATCAATACTCGTATCGGTATACACTGGGGTAAAATCATTGAAGTAGAACAAGATGATGTCTATGTTGGAGCTGGAGCTAAGAGAGTCGAACTTGAAGGACTCTCAAAAAACATTGCCGCTAGAACAATGTCTCTTTGTCAAAAAGGTCAAGTTCTCCTCACAAAGGAGGCAATGTTAGCCACTCGAAACAGAACGAATATGCACACACCAAAAAGCACCCGATTTGCTTGTGTAGGTATGTATAAATTTAAAGGGGTGAAAGAACCACAAGAAATATATGCGGTTGGTGAAACCATTGAATCGCTACAGCCTCCTCTAGGATCTGAGAAAGTAAAAAGACTAGGTGGGCCTAAATACATTAAGAAAAGAGCAAGAGATAGAGTCTTGAAAGACTGGGTTCTCTATGTCTTTTGGAGGGCTGGGTTTATAGCGTGTTTGTTCTGGCTTCATATTATTTTTCAACTATCTACAAGACCTGTTGCAAGATCTCTGATCGGACTTCCTTACCATATGCCCAAGTATGACGCATTCATTTCTTTCATTTCAGAGTTCTTTAAGAATCTGTTCTAGGGTTTTACGATGTCTAAAAAACAAACAAATAAACAGTTCACTCAATCTGAAAAGGCGAAAAGAGGTTGGTGGGCTTCTGTAGTCTTCATGCTCTTGATCATAGGTTTGATATGGTTCTTAGCGAAGCATGAAATAGTAGAGAAAAACAGAGATATACTTATTGGGATCATAGGTATGCTCACAGGCAGTATCTCATCTATGTTAGCCATCGCTAGTGGTAGAGACCCTTCCGAAGTAGAAGAACTCAAAGATAAACTTGCGTCTGCTAATGGGGATAGGGAAGCATTAATCGCTAGGTTGAGAGATGCACAAATACAGATGCAACTTTTAAGAGAACAAATATTTGAGCTTCAATCCGCAGTCATTGACAAACTTTCTCTTTTTCATGGAGAGAAAGTTATTAAAACTACGACTGAAGAGCAAGTGAAACTCAAAGGTGTCGTCAAACAATGGATAGACCCCAAACAAGATGCGGAGGACGAGGGTGGAGAAGAAAAGGTAGAGATCACTTTTGAGGGCGATGATTAATTGAAGTGAGAGAATAATAAGTCATTTATAATCTCCCTATAAGTAAATATCGCTTACATGGGAGATTATTATGGCACAACATGGTTGGTACGACAGTAGAAGTCCTTGGCCTGTACCACCAAGAAATACGAGTGCTGTCTCCCCTTTCGCTAAGGGTGAGATAGATGTCCATTGGGATAACCCATCAATCCTACATGGAAATGAGGGTTGGATTGTTCGTGGTGTGAACATATACAGATCGGGCAACTCTGATCGTGGCCCTTATCGTAGGGTGAACATCACACCTATCGGTGGAACAATATACAGAGATCGAATAGACACATGGGCAGTTAATGATGAAGTCATCCCAGCAGACAAGTGGATTTCTAAAGGGGATCAAGGTGAAGATCCTTATCGGTTTCAAGTGGAGTACCCGATAGCGAGACAAAATAGCATCAATGACCCTGCTGATTCACCAAGAGATGTTGTGGTAATGATTAACGGTGTTATCGTACCCACATCGAGAGTGCTTGGTGAGTTTGGTGAGGTTACTTTATTCTTTACAGGTAGACCCAAACCCGATGCCATCACTTTAACCGAAGATAGCTTACCTCCTTCGATAGATGACAATACGGTGGTCACTATAAGTTATATTGCTTATGACCCAGAGAGTCGCTTAAGACTTGGTACAGATAAGCGTGATTTCTATCGTATAGCGACAGTAGCAGAAGACCCAAAAACAAGCGTATTACATGAAACCCCTTTAGAGCATTGCAAGCCCTTCTCAGATAGAGAGCTTGAGCGTGTAGATTATATGTGGAGAGAAGGGATAAGGCGTAATAACTGGATACTTGAACAAGGGGGGGAACGGGTTAAGTTATTTACTCGTAGGATAGCAGGGATACCTTGTTATTGTACCTCCTTCAATAAAGAGACCCTTAAATATGCGAAGCAACCAGACAGTCTTTGTACGATTTGTTTCGGCACAGGTATTAAGGGAGGTTATGATGGACCTTATGACATCATAGTCGGCCCTAATGACAGTGAGCGTAGGATTAGTCAAGAAGATCGTGGTAGGCGTAAGGAACATTCCTACGAGGTGTGGATCGGCCCTAGTCCTATTGTGAGTCAGAAAGACTTTATAGTTAAACCTAATAATGAACGGTATTCATGTGGTGCTGTTAATATGCCATCGAACAGAGGTAATGTTCTTCAACAGCATTTCAACATAGCGTATTTGGATAGTGGTGACATACGATATAGATTCCCTATTGAGGGAGTTCCTGTGTCATGGCCTGAGACTCGTTATGGTTACTGGCCACAGAGAGATACCTACACAGCTAGAGCAGATGCTGTTTATCCTGTTACACCCGACAGTGCTTACCCTATGGACTCTGATAAGGCTACGGTATCTGATGCGTTGGAGAAGCGTGGTCGTACAGCGACTTGGGAGAACCAGAACTATTGATAGTTTATTTATAGGTTATCCATAGGAGATCTCTTTATTCTTAACCCACAGGAGAATGACCTATGAGAAGAACAGCAAGTGAAGTCATCAGAGAGCTTGAGATGAGAGTTGCCCGTCTTGAAAAACAAGCTACATCTTCATTGAGCAATGAAGCTAAAAGTATGATGTTAGCTTTGGCTAACCACTCAAGAAGAACCCCAATGCCGAAAAAAGGTAATTTTAACATCTTACAAGAGGTGCTTGAAGCTTTAGGCTTTAACTTTGAAATGAAAGAGGCACAGGATGCAAATGATAATCTCAAACACAAGACTGCCTTTGAGGATTTTGAGAAGCTAGGTCAAAGCATTTATTTTATACTAGTATCGGTAGATGAATACCCTACATTTGAAGAGGCATTTCAAAAGTACGAAGAAGAGATTGAAAGGATTAAAAAAGCAATCCCCTATGTAGACTTTGTAGATAGAAAACCAAGTAAACCTACTTTTGGTCGTATCTCGATTATTTTGACCAGTATGTTTTATGAGAAAAGAAAAGAATGGTGGAAGTTTTATTTAGAGGACGCTTTTGTTGGTATCAAAAAAGTAACCACTTCTAAAAACGGTAAAAAGGTGGCGATAAAAATTTCACCTTACAAACTAGATTTAGAGAACTTTGATCTAACTAAGATTACAAAGTTTGCAGTCAAAGAGGGTGCAGTTGAAGACGCAAAAGACTTTTTAAGACTCGCTCCGCAAACCGAACCCGAACAGACTTTAGAGGAACAAAATAAAGGTACTTGCCCTATGTGTTGGGGAGTTTATGCCAAAAGAAGAGATGGTAAGTTATTTAAGCATGGTTATAGAATACAACATGGGTGGAGGGAAACAATTTCTTGTTATGGTTCATTTGAACACCCAATAGAAACATCTCCAGAGGGTCTAAAAAATGTTAAGCGTAAAGTAAATGAGGAGATCGAAGAGTTAGAGAGGAGACAACCATCAGACCCTATACATCAGCGTAAAAAAGAAAGAAGTATAAGCGTTTTCAAAGATCTAATAACAAAGTTAAACCAACAGATAAGGTCTTGGAGACCACAAGGTTAATACCCCCCCCTCCTACTTTTTCCCGAATCTAGAATTGATTGTGTTTTTAGGGGGGTTGCGATACAAGACAGCGACTTGGGAGAACCAGAACTATTGATAGTTTATTTATAGGTTATCCATAGGAGATCTCTTTATTCTTAAACAAATGGAGAACCATTATGAGAAGATCTGCATCACAAACCCTAAAGTTTGTAGTTTATTTATGATAGTCAATAAGTGATCTCTTTAACCCTAAACCAAATGGAGAAATGATATGAGAAGATCAGCTAGTGAAGTGATTAGAAACCTTGAGGGTCGTATTGCTCGTCTTGAAAACAAATCGGCAGGTTGGGATAATGATTCATCCTTTAATGCTCGTGTTGTATCTGTAGAGCATGATATGGAGAAGGATGACTTCAAAAAGTCTGTTAAGGGTGTAAATGATCTACAAGCCATTTTCTCTTACTGCAAAGATAAGATGATGGATCAGATTATAGCTAAAGGAAAAGTGCCTGGTGATTTTGATTTGTCTTGGATGGGTGGAGGTGATTATTTTGTATTCAACTGTCGCATTGACTACGAGGTTGAGAGTGGAAGTTTACGAGATACTGGTCTCGTGGCTTATCAAATTGAGATTGAGTCAGCAGGGATCGCCAGCTTGATTATGAAGAACCCTAACTTCTTTAAAAGAATTAGAAGCAACGAATAGTCTTAAGACTTCCACCAATCATCAAATGCACCCCCCATTTGATTTGTAGTTTATTTATGATAGTCAATAAGTGTTACATTAAACAAAGTGGGGAAACTCTTATGAAAAGATCAGCTTCAGAAATAATAAGAAACCTTGAGATGAGGATTGCTCGTTTAGAGCGTCAGTCTGCAAGACTCACCCCTAAACATTTCTTAGAGATGATGGAGAGTAAGCACGAGGATTATTTCTTGGGTCTTGACCATCGCAATACATACACCAAACAACTTTTAAACTTTGCTAAGGAAAGAATGGTAAAGGGTTCGGAAGAAGATAAAGAAAATTTCATCCTTAACATCGAGATACTTTCAAGATACCTCAACCAAGAGTCTATGATCAAAGACTTGGACGGAGCTATCATAGAAATCGTTTACTACATGGGCATGAATGGTGTTTCTTTAAATAACTTAGAATACACATGGAAAGTCGGTTTGACTGATCGAAGTGAACTGCTTTATGAGTACAAAGCGGGTAAAGAGGCTCAAGAAAACTACTAATCGTTGTAATCACTTTTTCCCAAAGCGACCATTGATAGAGTCTCTTAGGCTATAGCGAGGTGATTTAGGTGCAACCCTTTTAGCGTCAGACCCACTTCGACCTGTATACCTTCCACCTGTAGCAAAGGTTTTACCACCTGCCATAGGGTGTCTGAATTGTCTACTTCCTTTAGACCCTGAAGCGAAGTATCGCCCTTTGCCGATGTTATTAGAGGCGAGCCATGCCATGCGTACAATTGCGTCCGACATATCGTCATGTTTACCTTTAGTTTGTGGAGCTTCGACAGTTATGAGGTGTTTACCATGCACCGTTTGTTGAAGCTCTAAGAGTTCTTGGATATACGGTTCATGTCCTTCTGTTTCATAGTTAGGTCGATTGTAGAGTTTGACCTTTTGATCCCACATCATGTCCTTAAAGTTCTGATACATTTGTGAGGTGATCTGTTTAGTCATATTAGTAGATTTGAGGTTTTTTAGACCTCGCTTTTCAAGTGCCTGTTGGAAAGGAATCCCTGCCCATTGGTCAAACATTCCCTCTTGAATATAAAACTTCTTTGTAAACTCTAGTACCCAATCCGCGACATCATCAAACTCCAATCGTTCTTTATCGTGATAGATACCCTCTCCTGCTTTAATTTGAGCTACGAGATCTACAACGATTTCTTCACCTTCGAGATGTCCAATAGCAATTGCGGTTCCGTCACCTACAAGACCCAAGTCGATTCCCATAAAGTGCGGTTTTCTAGCTGGTGCTCCCATTTGTGGTTTTAACTGAGGGTCAATACAAGATAATAGATCACGCTCGTCAGTAATCCACCCTCTTGTTCTGTCTGTGAACTCCCCACCATACTCTGTGAAGAAGACTGCCGCATTCTTGAGGTAATGCTTCTCGAACTCTTGTGCAGGTACAGTGGGATTTACTTCCCAAGTAGGTGCTTGGACAGCGAGGATATTATCTCCTGCCCGACCACCACCCATACCAATCATAAAGAGGTTATAGAACAGACCTTGTTTACCCAAAGGTGAAGAGATAAGAATGATACGACCCTCTACTTCACCAATAGGGATCGTTGGGTTCTCTGGGTCTTTAGCTGAATAAGCAGATGTCGATGGTACAACAGCGTTATATACTTCCTCTGCTCCCGATTGACCCGTTTCAGTAAAGTGAGCAACCTCATCAAGAATGACGCATATATTACCTGCACCACGAAGACCTTTAGCGACACAAGATCTAAAGGTGATTTTAAGAGTAGCTTTAGCGTCTTGGTTCTCAATGTATCTACCATACTTCTCTACATCTGCTGGTGTTTGGAATCTGGCATAGGAGAGAGTATTATTTGCAGTGTAGGGGCCAAAAAAAGCACAGGAGCGATAATGACCTGATACTTCTTGGTAAAGCAAACCTGCTTGGTCTTTATCTGTGGCGACCGAGATGATTTGGATATTATTACTTGCGGGTAGTCCATAAAACTTTTGTGGGTTTTCTTTTTTGATCAACTTGTAGGTTTCATAAGCGGCGATACAGGCTGAAATCGTAGTATTATGGTTAGTGAACCCATTGCCGATAAACATTGATCCATTAGGCACATTCAGATCAAAGACATGAGCTTCACGCTGTTCTACTTTGATGATAGGGTCGAAAAAGTAATCGCGGTCGATGAGGTTATATAGTTGAGACTTTGTGGTCTGATTTAAACCCGAATGGTCTGCGACCTTCTTGATCTTCCAATAGGGTGTGTATTTAGTTGTAGGACTTAAGTCATGTTTGAGATAGGGGTGGAACTTCTTTAGTCGTTCAACATACTCGTAAAAGAATGGTACTCCTTCATTACCTCCCCTATAAGAGACTGTTGATAATACCCCTTCAAGGCACTTTTTCTTTCTTTCTGATATGAACCCTATGTGTCTAGCGAAAAGTCTCTTAGACTTTGATCCTTTGACTCTTATTCGATGTTCTGTTCTATCTTCTCGGTTGCTTTTAGAGAGATTGGATACGATTCCGACATTTAGTAATAAAAGTTGTACTTCATGTGCGAGTTGATAAGAAGCAGTAGAAAGAGTAATGGCAGAGTCATAAGCCGAACCATCTGTTTCAAAGAGTCCTCTAAGGAAAGCACATACTACAGACATAGGGGATTTAAGGACTGTATGTGGAACACTTTTAGTTCTAGTCGTGCAGTCGATTACCCAACCTAAGTTATCGAGGAACTTTCTTAGGTCTTTCCCGTAGGCTAACACTTGACCGACATCAACCTTACGCTTATCTGGGTGATAAGAGACTTTCCCAAAGAGGTTACGAAATAAAGACATAAGGTAAGGCTCAAAGGCTTTCTCACCTACTGTTATACCAACTGCTTTCTCATTTGTCCAGTGACCGTCACCTGCTAATAATCCTAATAACTCTCCCCAAGTTTCATCAAGATATTTAGGTTGATCTTTTTCAGTGTGGTGCTGACTTACATCCACATAGTCATTAGACCAAAGCTGACTGGATCTATTGATGCAAGCCACATCACCATTTTCAATCTCTTCAAGATACTTCCATTCGATCTTACATTCGGGAGTCATCACTTTAATGCGATGATTTCCTGTACCCTCGATCCTGTACCCACAGAATGTCTCTAGGTATTTAGTAGGTTTAACACCTCCGTTATAAAAATAAGCCGACCTAGAGGTTGTCCCACACTCTTGTGCGACATTAACTTGTAGTGGTTGTATTTCATCCCCGTTGGGATCACCTAAAGAGTCAATCCGAACCAATCCTTTATTTGTGGGTATGAGTGTCTCACCTGTCACACATTTACCAGACCTACGACCAATAGAGAGGATCATTTCTCTTCGTTGTTTCCCAGGTATTACCTCACCTATATTGCAACGACCATCTTCATATATCTTACGAAGATATGATTTCTCGGTATGTGTCTCTATTTTGGTCCTAGTCCAATCAGATATTTCAAATGTCTTTTCATCATCAAGCTCAAGACCATAATGTGCTTTAAGGATTACCCTTTGTACGGGAAACAAAGTCATCTTTAATCCCCAAGATGCTTCCACAAATTCTATGATGTCTGCGTCTTTTTCTGATTTCTTACCTGCCCTAGCACTTGCAGAGATCGCAACCGAAGATAAACTCATTATTTCTCACGCTCCATAGCCTTTTTAGCGTCTTGCATCCAATCTGGGTCATCTACCATCTTTCCGAAGGTAGCAAAAACACTCTCTGCTAGTTCGGGTCTTACCCCTGCTTCATCACACGCTTTACGGAATGTTTCAGCGATGTGTCCAAAAACTTGCCTAAAAGCTTTAGACTCTAAGTCTAAGGATTTAGACGACATTATCTCTTTTTTCTTGATCCAAGTGTCACCCACAGCTTTTAAGGCATTTACTCTCCTTAGAGAAATCTGAGATGTGGATTCACCCCTACGCTCTGCTTCTTCTCTTTCAAAAGCAAGTGAGGCAGACTCTTCTGCTAAACCAACTAATACATTAGTCAATACCTCAGAGGAATCGGCATTTTTCTTTGTCTGATCAAATACAGCATCGCTATTTAGTTTCGCTTGTTTGCGTTGCTGTAGTTGATTGATGTTTGCCTGTGGGTTTGATGGATGTATATAAGGTGTATTTACAGGTGTTTGTTTGACATTTGCACTATTAGAACTTGGTTGACCTGGCTTACCAAACATAGCGTAAGGTTCGCCTGTCTTAAAGTTAATGCGTATTGTGTCGGTGTCTAGGATTTCGGAGGGCTTTCGCCAAATTAGTTTACCATACTCATCTTCTACTTGAACTCTTGTAGCACCCGCTGGTATGGGGATTGACATATAAACCTCCTTAACTTATTAGGACTCATTCATAGGTAATATACCATTCGGTCGCACTAAAAGAACACCTGCACCACCTTCTGTAGCTGTCGGGTCATAAAGGGTGTTGCCATCCATATCTTCAATAATAAAAGGAGGTGTGCCTGCTAAGAGTAAGTAAGAGAAGCTATATACTTTGATAAATAAAGCGGATGAAACTTCATTACTACGCACAAGAACATGGTTAAGATTTTGGGGGTCTACACTCGCAGTAATATCGGTCACCGAGTCATTTAAAACGAGAGCGAGATCAGAGGCTACATCATTGATGTTACCTGCACTCTCGCCTTCACCTCGACCAAAGTGAGTTCCTGCTTTAAGGGCATTGATCCGATCAACATCAATATATCCAGATGTTTGAACTTGAATAATGTCTTGATCATAAAAGGGTGGAGCGTTGCCGAGATTCTCATTACCGAAGTCAGTTGTCTCTACCTTAATGCGTACTTGGTTAGTGCTTGCGTCTATATTACCAAGTACAGCAGTACCCATATTAGTGGTGATCACTTGTGTTTCAAAAACTTGACGAATTGGTTCGGGATTTCCTGCTTCTCCTTTTGATGGGTCAGAGGACTTCTTTAAATGAGCAACGAGCATTTTGAACTGAGGGGAAGCAACGACCCTACGACTGTAAGAGGAAAGCATATCTTATCTCCTTATAATTCAAAGCCACCAAAGAGAACATCTCCTAACTGTTCATTTGAAGGGGCATCGTCAATAGACACCTCATCACTTGCAGTTAAGTTAAACTCATTAGCGTCATAGTTATTAACAAATAGTGATGCTGTTTGCTCACTATCACTTGCATTAGCCAGTCTTATCATCTCCTGTTGATAAGACTGAGGACTTTCAACGATTTCATCTGCTGAAGCGATGATAAGCTTGTTATATTTCTGACAAGTCCCATCTGTGTTGAATACACACGAACCACATTTTGAGGTCTTGAGAAGAGTAGGGATTTGGTTAGCCCTATGAACTAACGCCCCTTTATCACATCCGTCTGTTCCTTTTGTCATGTAGGCAGTAGCATCGACATAAGCATGACCCGATAGACCTTCATGTTTAGATCTAACAGAGGCAATACGATCAGAATGAGATTTCAAGATGTCCTGTGAGAAGCGAGCTGGGAGTAAGGCATCTAACTCTTCTCCTGCTGAACCCTCGCTGATTTTTTGACGAAGCCATGTTGCTACTTTATCTGACTGTGCTTCATGTGCAGTCTTGGTTGGTGCAGAAGCTCTTTTCGCAATGTGAGCTTCAAACTTTTGACCTTTGAAGTCAGACTTCTTAGCTGAAGCACCTTTAACGACAAGGCGATAAAGCTCTTTGAACTTTTCAGAACCTTTAAGGGTAAAGGCATGACTAGCATCTTCTTTTGAGATAAGACCGTTTGAGATGTAAACATCCACTTTAGAAGCGATCTTCCTGCCCTCAGATACCGAAGTTGCTTTCACATTCTCGGTTGGTAGTTTGTTTCTAGCAGTTATGATATGTGCCGTAGAAACCACACCATCATAATCTTTCGATTCGATAGGTTTTGCGATATACCTTAGTACAGAGGCGACCTTATCTTCTGGTGTTTTGCCTTTAGATACTTCTTGTATTTTTTCAACAGTGATCAATCCAGAGGTTACGAGGTTCGACAACTGCTCCATAGCCATCTTTTGTCTATGAGCGAGTTCACGAACGCCTTTTTGAGGTATATACACATCTGCGTTTGTCCGATGTTTACGCATATTATGGTACGAAGCGTTCTTACCATGACCTTCATAATCAGAGTAATCATCTACCTTGTGTGCGATACTATTAAAGACAGCACGAACCTTATCTTCAGGTGTCTTATGTTTGGCGATCACTGTGTTCGCCTCTTGAGCTGAAATAAGACCAGCTTTAACTATGCGAGCAATCTTATCTTTCGCTCTAGCAAACCTTTGCTCCATAGTGATCTCTGAGCGAGTCTTAAAGTCGCTCTGAATGTCACTTCTAGTAGGGAGCAATAGTTTCACATCAGTACCTTGACCTTCATAAGTAGAAGCTAGGTTTTTGATGTTTTTAGCGATATGATTGAATACTGCTTTAACTTTATCTTCTGGTGTTTCTTGTCTTGAGGAAATCGAAGATGCTTCTTGGGCTGTAATCATTCTTGCTTTAACGATACGACCAATTTTATCTTTAGCAGAAGCGTGTCGTTGTTCGAGGTTCAGTTGAGAGCGAGTCTTAAAGTTCTCTTCGATCTTGCTTTTATGTGGGGTATGAGTTTTAGCACCTATGCCTTGACCATCATAAGAGCTAGAGTCCACAGGTATACTCGCTAACTCATAAAGTCTTTCGATCTTCTTTGAGCTTGTCCTATTAGACTCCACAACTGCTGTTACCTGCTCACCCTCAAGAAATCCTTGATTGACGAGTTGACTTGCGATCCTATTGAGTTTTTTATCTATTTTTGATTGCTCAACATCTTCATATGAAGCAACGAAGATGTTTTCCTCTCTAGCGTCCTCTAGTTCTCTTCGAGCATGGTCAAGAGAGATAAGGCTAGATTGGTCGATCTGTGTCGGAAACCATGTCGCTGATTTGTCTTGTCGAGCGACCCTACCTTCAAGGAGGTCAATAAAGGCTTTCTTTAAACGAGTTTTAGCAGACCCTGATGCAAGACGAACGCCATAAGATTCTAACTTAGGGAGTAGATTCTTAGAGGCTTTTTTCCAAGGGATCTCATTAACGACTTGCATACCTAAGAAGCGATCAAAGGCACAGTCTTTGTTTTTAGGGATGATATACATTGCAGTAGCACAACGCTTGTTGATAACTTCGTCCCACCGACCATTGAAAAGACCAGGAAAGTGTTCTTCTTTAACATAAACACGACCATGTAGACCGTACTCAGAAGCGAGCTTGATTTTAACCTCTAGGACTTGAGACTCATCTACCTCAGAGAGTACGACATTCATAGGGTGTCCATAAGCGAGCTTACGGATGTTACGCTCCATCTCTTCACGATAGTCATCACCAGGTAAATTAGATTGCTCATCACTATAGGTATTCCTATATGGAGCGTGTCGTCTATTCTCATTGGGGATAATGTCAAGACCTGTAGTGCTTGTTTGACCCCATGACTTTTCAAGTACTTTGAGCTGATTATTAGATTCATTATTCATGTGTCCGTCAGCGAGGTCTTTATAAACCTGTTCCATCTCGTTCATACCACTTAGGTCGGGTTCTGGCTGTGAAGCGAGCCATGAGTGATCTACTAAAGACACATCTTGAGTTGCTTCACGAGTGATCTCGTCCATATTAAGATCTGCTTGATGTTCTACTCCATCGGGAATCATCGAGACACCAGAACTGTCAAGTGGGATCATTCCACTTGGAAGATCAGCTAACCCTTTTGCTTCGGGTAGCCGAGCTTTTTCTTGGGGTCCTCCACCATATTCAGTGTCGAAGTGGAATCCATCCATCATATAGTTCGACCCATGAGTAAGGGTGTATCCACCATTAGGCATATGACTTTTATTCTTACTCATTTTAGGTATCCTTTCGAGGTCGAGGCGAACTAAAGTCTCTAGTTAGTTCCTCATTTTTTGGGTCTTTTGGTGCTTCTTCTACTTCGACAGCCCATGCTTCTGGGTCATCTTTAATATCCTCAACCTCTTCCATAACTTGATTGAGCATTTTACTCTGTTCTACTTTCCAATGGTCAGCAGTAATCTCATCATAGAGTGTATCAGACATAGCAGAGAGAGCTTCTACAACATTCATATATTGTCTACGAATCGCTTTAATCTCCATGATATACCCACGACCACCAAGATTACCATCGGGGCTAATATCCCTCGACTTGATCTTAGCGAATGTAGTGTATGCACTCATCGCATGACCAAGAGAAGATAAAGTAGATCGAAGAACTTTAGCTATGTTCTTCGTGCTCTTTTTATTGAAGATATGGTTTGAGTCCATAATGCGTTGGCTAGGTGGGTGTTGTCCCCAAGCCCACGCATTTGAATCATCACCATGATCTTTAATGAAGCGAACTTCACCAGCAGTTTTAACCCTACCTGCTGTCTTTGATCTGGCAGTGATCCTACGAGCTTGCTTTATAAGCAGATAGCGTTCAGCTACTGCTCTAGGGTTCGCCTTTGTCATAATACTCTCTCTTTCTAATAATCATACAAAGAGAGAGTATAAATAGATTATTAAAAACTAGCTAGTCTTAGAGGCTTCCTTTGAGGTGTTCCTCAACGACTGCTTTAAGACGGGCACGAAGATCATCTTTCCATTCCCTCTCAGAAGGCATATCGGACGCTTTAGCGATGTAGTACACAGTACCTACAGTCGGATTAGCATTAGTGAATCCTTGAGATACAGTGTCCATAAGGAAGTAGAACTCCTCCTTTTGACTATATCCAGCACCCTTCATTTGACCCTCATAGTAAATCTTAGCGTAGTCTGAAAGACCACCTTCTACAAGATCATCAAATTCTCCACTAAGGAGAGTTTGGCGTGTACGATCAACATTTGATTTCTCTGCGTATTGTTTACGAATAGAAGGCACAGGGAGTTTACCACCACGCTCATATACCATCACAAAGTCACCTACTTTTGGTTGGCTGATGACTTTTTTGTAGTGAGCGAGATCCTTGAAAGAAGCACGATAAAGTCCATGTCCATTATGGGGTGCAAGAGCTTTTTCACGCATCTCACCAAGCACACGATCAACTGCTGTGGTATCTCCTTTAGCTTCGGATTTTTCAAGTTTCTTGGTAAGACCCGCAATACCTCTTGCTGGCATAACTGCTTTGAACTCGAATTTCTTACTTCCAACTTTTCCAGTCTTAGTGTCGATTGGTGAGATTTGGTAAGTGCAAAGTTCACGAAGGTCTGCTGGTTCCATTCGAGCAACGACATAACAATACTGCTCATTATCTGGTGTATGCTCAAGCACACCACAATTACGCTTATTGTCGGGGTGGATGCACTTTGAAGGATCAACTTTTACAAGTTCACCTACCTCAAGAGGCCCTTTTTTATTTGGTGCTCTTGACTCACCTTGAGGGCGTACTTTAACACCTGCTCTAGTAAGGTATGAAATGACTTCATTTACACTCATACCTTGTGGGTTTGACATTTTAGCCCAAGCCGCAAAAGCAGCCGCATCTTCAGTGTTGAGTGCAGTAGCGATTTTCTCTGTTTTAAGAATGTTGACGAGCTTCGCTTTGAAAGATGGATCTTTCTGAGCGAGTTTGAGTAGTTGTTCTCTTTGTGTTTTGTCCATGTAGGATCTCCTTTGAATGAAAAGCTGACACTACATATCGAGTATCATAAACAAACTATTAAAGACTCTCTGTCTCTACATGATTATTTTTAAAATACATCAACCCCTCTTGATGAACCTCTGTTTGTAAAGGAGCATATACCTTTATAATCCCTGCATGATGAATTGCCTTTGCACACATAAGACATGGATCGCATGAGGTGAAGAGCCACTTACCCATAGTAGACATACCATTTCGAGTGGCATTTAAGATTGCGTTGATTTCTGCATGATGGCATCCAACATCATTTTGAGTTCCACTTTTGACTTTGTACCGATCACGCAAACAGTCAGACCCACCACATAAGGCACCACTACTTCCTCTTGGTGGTCCATTATATCCTTCACTAACAACAACATTAGAATGTGGGTCTACGATCACAGAACCTACTTTTCTCCGACAACAGGTGCTTGCAGAGGCGATTAGAGAGCATTGTTGTTTTCGGATTTCGATATGTTTCTGCTTCATATTCTTTAGATACCTTTCGCTTATAGGGTGAGGAGAATTACCCTCAGAATGGAGTCCACATGACAAAGGCTGTTTTGCTAGATACTAGTGTGTTAATACACGATCCTACCTCTATGACCTCTTTTGAAGATGATACCGAAGTCCTCATCCCAATCTATGTAATCATGGAGCTTGATGTTCTCAAAGACACACCCAAACGAGAGAAATCTCATGTAGCACATCTCGCTCGTCAAGCCTCTAATCTTATCCTTAAACTTCAAACAGAAGATAAGGTTAAAGTTGTATCACACGAAGGAGGACTCAGCATAAGTTCTTTAGACCGAGCTAATCAGATTAGGTATGTAGATTTACTTATTCTACAAACTGCTATTCACCTCAAAGACGAATACGATCTGACTCTCGTTTCAAGAGATATCAACCTACGCATCATATGTGAATCTGTGGGGGTTAATTCTTCTGACTACACTTCGGACACAAGTCTGGACACCCTCTCTGGTATAGGGTTAAAAGGTTTTGTACCTGATGTAAAGTTTATGAATCAATTGGTTAAGTCATATTGGCAAGGTGCTGTAAGACTTCCACATGAGTTTGATGAAGATTTCCATGAAAATCAGTATGTTTGGTTTGTTGCACCAGGTGAGAAAAAACATCTTTTCCAACACAAAGAGGGATCTCTCTTTAATGTAGACAAAGTGCGTACCGAAAAAGCCAAACCTAGAAATCTTGAACAAAGAGCCTCTCTTGATGCTCTTTTAGATCCCGACATTGAGTTGGTGTGTCTCTTAGGTAAAGCAGGTACTGGCAAAACCTTCCTTGCATTAGCTGCCGCTCTTGAGCAAGCTCATACATATCAGCGTATCCTACTCTCTAAACCTGTAGTTGATGTCGGTCAAGGCATCGGGTTCTTGCCTGGTTCTCTCTCCGAGAAACTAGAGCCTTGGATGCAGAGCTTTTTTGACAACCTAGATCAGATCAACCCAATGTGGGACGCTGGTCCGATGGGTGCAGAGATGGGTACTAAAGAAGGTTTCCTTGAAAAGAATCAGATAGAGATCCAACCAATCCACTCCATTAGGGGTCGCTCACTTAAACAAGCCTTTATGATTATTGACGAAGCTCAGAATCTCACCAAGCATGAAATCAAATCAATCATCACAAGAGCGGCTGAGGGAACTAAAGTAGTTCTCTTAGGTGATCCCTATCAGATTGATCACCCTTACCTCACAAAGCAATCTAATGGTCTTGTGTATGTGATTGAGCGTATGTTGGGTCAACCTTTATTTGCGTGTGTGAGTTTACATAAGTCAGAGAGATCTACGCTATCTGACATTGCCGCAGATCTTTTGTAGTTTATCTATTCTCGTTATTAAGTGATCTTATTAACCTCAAACCTATGGAGTACCTTTATGAGAAAATCAGCAACAGAAATCATTAATAACCTTGAAATGAGAATTGCAAGACTTGAAAAGAAGACGAAATCCTCTGGTAAGAAGGCTGGTCTCAGTCGCAACGCTTACAGACACTTCGATGCTGATGAGTGGATTTATGATGTTTGGTCAGAGGAAGAGAGTCATGCTCTCATACACCGTTATTTTATGGAAGCGGATGAACTACAAAATGAGTTTGAGTCTAGGGTCAAACAGATCTGTGACGATAATGATCTTAGCATCTGTGATGATGAGGGTGTCTCTGAGGTCTCTTATCGGGTGTACACAACTGATCTTGAGGATATGGATCACGCAGACGCAAGTAAGTTGGAAAGACTCTGCTTTCGTGATCGTAAGTTAGGCAAAATCTCTGACGAGATCTGGAGTCTCCCTGCAATGCTTGAGGAACACATCTGAGTTTACACACATCTGACATAGCGGCAGATCTGCTTTAGCTTTTCACATAAACCTTTAAGACACCATTCACCATTTGAACAGAGACATCACCTGTCATGTGGTGTTCGGTTGTCTGTAGCCCTTCTTTATTCTCTTGTATGAGGACTACTTTATTGAAGCCCTTAGCCTCTTGACGCTCAACTCCTACATAAATGACAGGTTGAGTTGTTCTTACGGCTTCTTCAAAGGATTTAGCACTCATGTTCTTACTCCTAGATATGAGGTTCACTCATATAGGAGTAAGTCATTTAACCTTTAATAGATGACTTAATAACGAGTATAACTAACATTATTAGAGTTTGAGGGTAGGTTTATCCCAATCGAAGGTCAACGAGATTAAACTTACGCTTAAGTCCCTTGTGTACATCCATCTCATAAAAAAGACTAGTACCGAACTTAGGGTCTTCTGTCTTAATCCGACCATTCTCAACCCTAAAAAGTACTGCCGCCCAACCTCTGTGACCATTATGACGAGGATCTTCGACATTCTCAAAGTCCTCATTATATCCTTCAAAGTCCCAAGGCTCAGGCTCATCCTCATTCCATTCCTCCGCTTCAAACTTTGCGTCCTCATATTTGGACATGGCATCAGCATGAGCATCCCACTCATCTTCTGTTACTTGTGAATAGAAACTCATATCAAAGCCCATCACAAAGAAATCTTTTTCTTGGTTGTATCCAAGATAAACCTCTTGTCCACCTTCTGCAACTTCCAGAGAATTACCCAGATCATCCGTCAAACCAATATCAGTATACTCGCTAAGTTCTGAACTCTCGACCGAGTTAGTCCATTTGCTGTAGTCTGCGTGGATGCTTTTGCCTTTATAGGTGACTCTAGGCCAAGCCTTCTGTATGTCTCGCTCGGAAGCGGTCTCGATAGCGACATCTCCCCTTGCGGTCTTTCGAGTGTTTATATTTCCTTCGAGCCTTGCGATTCTACGCTCAAGGTTTTTAATAACTTCGGTTGCTGATCTTCTCATGGTTTTCTCCATTTTGTTAAGGTTAATGAGATCACTTAAGATCACTCATAAATAAACTATTACATGAACTCGTTAGGGTCTGTGCTATTAGGGTCGGGTTCTTCTTTAGCCTTTGGTTTAGGTGGGGTAGGTTTATCCCCATCTCTCTCAAGAGCCGAGACAGCCACTGTAGTGTACTTATCAAGAGCGGCTTGACCTAAGATATACCCGATCTGTATAAAACCGCTTGTTACGATCATAGTGACGAGAACCATAAACGCATAATGCTCAATCTTAGTTTGATACTCCCAAATCACATAGAACATAAGGATTTTCCACCCGATGTCTGCGATCAGATAAGCAAGGAACTTCTTGCTCTTAAGTGGTAGTTTATCAAGCTGTGTTGGGTCTTGTGATTTCTCTGTAGCCATTTTTTATTCTCCATTGTGTAGATCATCTATGGAGAAGCGATAAACGAACTACAAATTGCCTTTCACTCTTGTTGAGCTAAGGATTATAGGCACCTCATCGTACCAATGGTTAATCATTAAAGAGTCGGAGTCAGTATTAACATAGTGTCCCCAATAAGCGGGAAGATACAGCATTTCATTTTCTCTGAACACGACCTTATGGAACTTTATACCCCTAGACATAGGGAAATGATTAAAGCTCTTTAATGGGTTCTCTGTCATCTTTGAAAAGGTAGGAGATCGACCATTATCGTTCCTAGTCCAATCACCCTTATAGTCCTCTTCATAAGGCTCTTTGAATGATTCTAAGTAAGCCTTGTGGTACATATCCTCTGGACTTACCAAGAACCATGTCTTTTGCCCGTACACATTCCATGCTAAGTTGTTGATTGTATCAAGGTGGAGGGGGGTGACGCACCCTTTAGGTCCACACCACATATTTGCAGAGTTTATTCCCATACCCTCTAAAATCTGACCCTTACCATAAAGATTAACCCCTAGCAGTTTTTTCAAAGCCCTCGTATTCAGACGGTGCTTCCCTACATATCGAGAACCCCTCTCAAAGTTTGATCTTAAGAGGTCTTGGAGACTAATCTCTAGCAAACCACCAATGTCTTTCTTATTCCTATCTGCAAGCCTAGACTCTACCATAGGATTAAAATCAGACTTGAACAGTTCCAATCGGTTGACCATGTTTGTTCCAAGTGGGCAGTTGTAAAAAATAACGGGCACATTATTTGCCTCTATCTCTAAAAACTCTTCCTGTGTTCTGGGAAACTCTACTCGATCAATTCTTATATTTGAGGGAGTATTTTCGATGACAACCTCAATAGATTTCCTCAACTCACCTTGAAAGCCACTTTCAAGGTGAGCTACCCTTAGTTCTAAATCTTTAAGTATTTCCGAAGCTAGTCTTCTCATTTTTATTCTCCATTGCGGTCTCTTTAAAAGAGGTCGTAGCTATTGGTTCACTCTAAGTTTAGTGCGTTGGTTAGATGATGTGTTTACTGTTTTAGGGAGATGATTGTTCCCCATGTTGACTCTAGGAGTCATAGCCTTTTGAAACTTGTCCTCAATAATCTGAGGATAGTCTTTTGGCTTAGTGCTGAAAGCATAGATTTCTTGTAGCCTATACTGTTCTTCTTCACCCATTCCTGGAAGTAGTTTCAAAAAGTCATCTCTCGCTTTCTGATTATCGTTCGACAAGAACTCTAAAATCAGATACGCAGGTAGTACAGGTTTATTGGTAGGGTCATCTTCTACACCCTTTAGAGTGTTCTGCCCATCGGGTCTCACCCAGAAGTTTCCCATAACAATCTCCTCTCTTTTTAAGTAGTGGTTGTATAAAGAAACTATTAAAAGGAGGTTTCTTGTGAAACGAAAGACAGTAATGAAAATCACGAACAGTATGTTAGACTGTAAATGTAAAGGTGACGGATACATTTTTCTCAAAAAAGGAGGGATGATAAAGTGTCCGACACACTTTTCCTGTGCTTCAAGTGAGGAATACCGTTTGGATATGCTGAGGCTTGAATATCAAAACTTGAGGCGATTTGTTTTAGAGATGCCTCACATGAACTCAAGTTTTATTGATCTTAGTTTGCCTACGACAGCTAAAGGTGTTGATGAATACATGAGGGCAAACTACAAGATAGAGACACCTAAGTCTTGGGTGAGGGCTATTCAACATTATGTGCGAGAATACCTGCTCAACTGCAAGGTGAAAGAAGATTGAGGTCAAAGATCTTAGAGGGTATAGAACCGTCCTTCAATCACTTTGTAGGGCAACACCTAGACTCATACCCAAAAGTCTCTCTAAGCACCGATAAAGAGGCTCAAATAAGGTCGTTCGTTAAGAAAGTGATCGAGAAGAAAAGACAAGAGGGGGGTCAATACTTTAAAGACCCAAAGTCGTTGGCTAAAAGATACCTGACTGGTTGGGGTGGTGAGTGTGCTGTGGAACAACACATAGGTAAGTTGTTCGTTGACTTTTCTGTAGGGAACTCTAATGACTACTATGTTCCCGACTTGAGGTCAGCGGGATATGAGGTGGGAGTCAAGACAGTAAACATGGGAGATTTCCCACTGTTAAGAAAGCCTACACCTAGCTCCTCAAACACACCTCAGATTATCGTGATAAGAGAGTCAAGGTACGAATTCTACATCTGTGGGTTGGCTACTTATGATGTAGTAAATGATCCCAACAACTTCTCTCAGTTGTTGGTGCGTAGTGGTGGGGTCTTAGAGGTGGGGGTCAAGTCTGCGTTTTATCGCTTTGACCTTCTCTCCCCTCCTCTTTAGCCGAGGTTGGTTGGGAGTTTGCTTCCTCGTGCGAGGTTTCGGGCGATCTCTCTGTCCCCCTCGCTCTTAAGAGCTTTGTAAGCTCCCTCTGCTACCTTCCTTGCCCACTCTCCGTAGGCTGTGATCCTCTCTTGATTCCACCCTTTGGGAGGGTGGTCGCCCATGATCCCGTTACAGTTGTCGCAGTTGTCTGCGATCTTCACTAGAGCGGATGCTCGGCTGAGGTGTGGGGCGTGGGTGATGGTGAGAGCCTTGCGTGTGGCTTTGTCGAGTGCTTTGTCATCACTCAGTTCGACCACTCCGTCTGCGACCTCCTGTCCAAACTCTGTGAGGAGGTCGTTGTAGGTCACCGTAGTGTCCTCGATGGTGTCGTGGAGGAGGGCGATTTGGAGCGGAAGTAGGTCGTTGACCCCTGCACTTGCAAGTGCGGCCGACATTCTGATTGGGTGGCAGATGTAGGCTCCGCCACTCTTGCGTTGCTGATTTTTGTGAGCTTCGGTTGCGTAGCTCACTGTGTTGAGGAGGGTTAGGTGGTTCATCTTGGCGTTCTCCTTTGGGGAGTTTGAGGGGTTGGTTTTCAGCCCCTTACACTATGACATAAATAAGGGGTTACACTTCCCACCACTCATAGATTGTAAACCCAAACTTGTCACTGATCCAATCGGAGATCCCACCTTCATCCTCATAAGCCACATCTATGGGTATAAGGACGATATGGGGAAGCCCTGCTTGCTCAACTGCTTTGTCGTATTCTGTATCTTCTAGCTCTGTTTGAGAGAAATCCCATTCCACACGAACTTTCATGGTTTACTCCCAAGTTTCAGAGATCGTTCTTATCAATGCTTCACATACAAGATAAGGATCTGCGTTAGCGTTAGGTCTTCGGTCTTCAAAATAGCCACAACCATTTTTATCCGTTTCGACAGGGATACGAACAGAAGCTGTACGATCTGAAACACCCCACTTGAACTCATCATAACGACAAGTCTCGTGGTGACCTGTTAGTCTGATCTCATAACCTGCCCCATAGCGATCAAGGTGTTCTTGAATCCTGTGAGACATCTTTTCAACAGCTTGGTTGATCTCCTCGATGCCACCTTCTTGTCTCATGGTTTTGGTTGAGAAGTTGGTGTGCATACCCGCCCCATTCCAATCTCCAGCGACAGGCTTAGGGTCAAGAGTTGCTGTGATGTCAAAGTCCTCACCAATGCGATACAAGAGCCACCTAGAAATCCATAGATGATCACTCGCTGTTAAAGCGTCTATGTTCGGCCCGCCAAGTTGGTATTCCCATTGACCAGGCATGACTTCTGCATTAATACCCGTAATAGGCAATCCTGCTTGCAGACAAATATCTAAGTGCTTTTCTACAAGAGGTCTACCAGATACTTCATCTGCACCAACACCACAATAATATGGGCCTTGGTCTGCTGGGAATCTTCTTTCACTTGGGAATCCTAGAGGTCTTGATCCTTTATACAGAGTATACTCTTGTTCAAAAGCAACCCATTCTCCTTGACCTTTAAAAGACTCAAGAGATTTAACAAGTTTAGACCTTGTATTAGAGGGGTGCTTATCGCCATCAACAGTCTCTACCTCACAAAGAACTAAGATATTGTCCCCTCCTCTAATGGGGTCATTGACAATTCGTACTGGTCTTAATACACAGTCCGAGGATTTGCCGATCGCTTGCATTGTAGATGAACCATCAAAGTTCCACAGAGGCAATCTCTCAACGGTGGTTGGTGTCGTGTCGTGTATGTACTTGGTCTTAGATCTAACTCTAGCTGTTGGGTTTCCACCATCTATCCAAATGTATTCCGCGAGCATTAACGCTCTCCTTTCTCAAATAAAAATGAGGCACAATAAATAAACTATGAATCAAAGATGTCAAATATAGATACTTGCTCACCCTTTTTAGGTTCTGCTTTACCTACTTGAGCTTCAGACTCTATCTCAGTCCCAATAGGCATCCAATGTCTAATCCGAGCCTCACAGATCTTTGCATATTCTTTCTGTAATTCAATCCCTACAAAGTCATGCCCTAAACGAGACATCGCAATCCCAGTAGTTCCAGACCCTAAGAATGGGTCTACTACTTTAGAGTTAGGTTTTATATCTCTAGCACACCACCCCATGATTTCTATAGGCTTGACAGTAGGGTGTGTGTTGGATCTACCTTCGTCTTTTGGAGGTAGCCCCTCTTCTCTTTCAGACCTACTTGCTTTCGAGCAGTAATAGAAATCGCTCTCCCCATCTCCTACAAAGATCGCATCTCTTACTTCAAACCCTGTATCTTCAAGGGAAATAACTCCCTTATATCCAATGTCTTCGGGGATGAGGATCACATGACCACCAGGTTTTAAGATTTTAAATATTTCTTTACTTTGTTCATCCGTAGGTTCTGACAGTAAGATCACTCCATGAGCAAGAGGTTCTTTCATATCAATAATTG